AGCGACAACGAGGCTAACGCGCTTGAGATATGGTCGCAAAAGCAAAAGTTGGCTGAATATCGCGAAGACCTCCGAAGCCATATTTCTTGGCATTATGGGCCAAGCGCTTGGGAAGCCATCGTAAAAATCGAGGGTCAGCAACGCAAGCGACAGCAAGAGCTAGTGTACAAAAAGCAAGAGTTTATTGACAACTGTATCAACTGGGCGGTCGGAATAGCTCTATTGATTGCTGGGTTTGGCAGTTTAATTGTGGTCTTGTTTTTCTTAGGCGTCAAACACGGTAAATGGTGATGTGATGTATTTACTTCTTTGGTTCCAACTAACGGCGCAGGTCATACACTTTGAAGTGGGCCAGTATGGCAGCGAGAAAGAGTGCTTTGATGCGCTGGGCAAGGCGTCTGTTTTAGTAACTAAAAACAACGAATATCTGCAATGCTTTAAGATTACAGGAGGCCAAAAATGACAATAGCAATGGAGCGCGTGCTGGCTTGGAAGCTGCTGCCGCGACTTATGATGATAATGATGTCAGTGTCAGCGTGGCGCGTGGTGGAGTGGTTTATGACGCTAAGCGATCCCACAACGCAGCAGTCAGCGCTGGTAAGTGTTGTAACTGGCGCTATGACAGGCGCTTTCGCAGTATGGTTAGGGCATGAGAAATGATAGGTCAGATAATCGGATCACTCGGCGGCCTTGCGGCAAGTTACATTGACGGCAAGACTGCCGTTAAAAAAGCTGAGGCTGAGACCAAGATGAAAATCGCCACTGGCGAGATTAGCTGGGAGCAAGCTGCTATCGAGGCCAGTAATAATTCTTGGAAGGATGAGGCGTGGACATTATGCTTTATTTTCATAGTCTTAGGCAGCTTCATACCGGGTATACAGCCCTACATGGCACAGGGCTTTGCTAATCTGGACGCTGCGCCGCAGTGGTTCCAGTGGGCAATGTATGCAAGCATTGCGGCGAGCTTCGGCATACGCACAGTGAAGGGGTTAAAGAAGTAATGTTTCTCGCGGCCATCTTGATATGCCAGACGCTAAACGCGAAGTCTTGCACGGTGATCGCAAACTCAAAGAATATATGGTATAGCGAGGCCGAGTGCCAAGCTGACGCGATGAACTTCGCAATGGAGTTGGCTGAAAAAGGCTTTTTGGTCAAGCCATATTGCTTCAAATTAGGAGAAGGCGCATGAGCAAATCTACACCGGCGAAGGGCAAGGCCCGCGTCAAGGTCACGGCGTCCGGCAAGAAGGTCAGCTACGGCCAAGCCGGCAAGGCGAAGGGTGGCGGACCGCGGGTCAAGGCCGGCACTAAGAAGGGCGACGCATACTGCGCACGATCCGCAGCGCAGAAAAAGAAATTTCCGAAGGCGGCCAAAGATCCTAACAGTCCGCTAAACTTGTCACGCAAACGCTGGAAATGTGCCGGCACAAAATCGAAGAGGTCATAACATGAAATACGGTAACAAATCAGGCTTCAAACCCTGCCCCGCATGCAAGTCAAAATCATTATGCACAGCCGCCGGCGCGTGCAAGAAGAGCGTAAAAATCAAAATGGCGTAAGGAGTGCAGGTATGTCTCTCTATAAAAACATCGCAAAAAAGCGCGCGCGCATCAAAGCCGGAAGTAAGGAAAAAATGCGCAAACCCGGCACTAAAGGAGCGCCAACGGCCAGTGCATTCAAAAAGGCTGCCAAGACGGCTAAGAAGCCAGCTAAGAAAAAGGCTAAAAAATGAGTGAAGCAATGAAACTTCTCCAATCCAAGATTGGGGTTTCAGCCGATGGCGCGTTTGGCCCGAATACGGCCAGAGCAATCGCCAAGCATTACGACCTGTCGCCCGACCGCGGCGCGCATTTGCTTGGCCAGTCTCATCACGAGAGCGGCGGTTTTAAGCGCACGACTGAGGGTCTGTACTACTCAACCCCTGAGCGCATCCAAGCCGTCTGGCCGTCGCGCTTCCCCACAGTTGAAAGCGCCGAGCCGTATGCCAAGAACCCGCAGGGGTTGGCAAACAAGGTTTACTCAAGCCGCATGGGCAATGGCGACGAGGCAAGTGGTGACGGTTTTGCATTTTCTGGAAAAGGCTTCTTGCAGCTAACCGGCAAGTCAAACGTCAAGGCTTTTGCGTCGGACATGAGCTTGCCGGAGGTGCTTGAGTACCCGTCTAAACTGGCTGACGAGTATGCGTTTGAGACGGCCCTATGGTTCTTCCAGAAGAACGGCCTATTCGCTATTGCGGACGACGGCGTTGGTAATGATGTCATCAAGCGCATAACGCGAAAGGTGAATGGCGGGTATCACGGGCTGGAGGATCGCATCAACCAGACGCGCAAAATCCACACTTGGCTGTTGACCTAGTCAACTTAGCTAAGTGCGCGTCCAAGATCAGAAGGCCAGCGCGGCGGTAGGCAGAGCGGGCGAGCATTTGGCACTCGCCCGCCTTTCTCTTGCCGGGTATCTCTGCACCTTGTGTCAGATCAAAGACCATGATGCGTATATACAGACGGCCACGCGCACGCTCACATTGCAAGTAAAAAGCGCAAGCAAGACGCATGGAATACAACAGAGATATAAATTCCACACAGTTAAGAAGATCGGGAAAAGGTCAGACGTTTACGCCTTTGTCGCGGTGGATCTGGACGCTGTAGTCTTTCGCCGTGGCGACGAAATCCTCAAGACGACAACGTATGTGTCGGAGGCGGAATTTCTAAACGAAAGCCAGTCGATGCAAAAAACTCTGGACAGCTTCAAATAATCTCTGGCGCCCATGTGTCGGCTTGCGTAGAAAGTCTGAGTGGGTGGCTCAACAATAACCGTTTATTGGTTTTGCGTTATCGAATGTGCCAACATCATGCCACCCACACGATTACTAGAATATAGTAAAGGCTAAGGCCATCAAGACGGCCCCACTAAAAAAACCAAAGACAGCTCCGATAAACCCTGCCGCGTTTATCATGCGTTCAATTTCCTTGTCATCCATCACACGTCATCCTCGAAGTAGTTGGCCAGCGCCTTGATTGGCTGCTTACTGAACACCCAGCGCCACTGACGTTTAGTGCAACCCGGAACCTCGACCAAGTCGCGCACGCGGTATATCTTGTCAGCCTCCCACATCTTTTTAAGATAGTTTGATGTGCGCGGTACGCTCTCGCCCAGAAGCTCTGCGGCCTCTGAGGCGGTCACGCGCTGGTCATACGGTATCAGCGCGAACAGGCGGTTGCCTTGCTCGATGCTGTGCTGTTTGCTTTTCTCAGCGGCCACCAGCATTGACGGGGAGGTTGTCAGTGGCCTACGCGGGCCAGACGGCAGCAGGTCACGTTTACCCGCTCGATACATGGCCTGCTCGTATTCCCAAACGCAGTGGCCGTATGTGATCTCGTACCGTTCATGCTTATCTGTGACGCCCTCCAGCCTTGCCTTCAGTCGCTCTGCGGCTTCACGTTGGTCGCGCGCCTGAGTGCGTCTAATAGGGCTTGGAATTCCTCGAGCCTCTGCTTCAGGTTTGGCCGCATCGCCGTCTTCTGCTCCGCCAGCATGATGCTCGTTATCCGCTCGAGGCGTCCGATAATGATCTGAGTTTGGTCCGTACTCACGGGGCTTCCTTTCCAGTTTAATGTTTAACTTACTAGTGATGCGGTGGATCGTTGAGCGCGACACGCGCAGCAAGTCTGCCACGTCGGCCTGAGACATGCCCTGCTCCGCGCAGGCAATGACGTGACGCGTCAGCGCCTCCGGGTCATACTTCATTCGTCTTCCTCCTCTTCCTCTGGCGGCGGGATCTCGCCCATGCCTCCGCACTCTGGACACGATACGGTCTCCATAATGATTTCGCCGATGTCTCGACCTGCGTTGTGAGGGTATGCGTACCCCTCCTCAACAGTTCCCTCGCCGTGGCACTCAGCGCACGCCACAAGCGTCGGTATGATGTCTTCCCAGCCGGGGTTCATGTCGAGCCCTCCGTGCGCTCAGCGGCCAGCTCACCGCCGCAGGCGGCGTATCCAACCAGATCCACCCAGTTGTCGGCGTGGGAGGTGTTGCTTTTTAGGCGCGCGAGCTTTATCTGCCCGCACATAATTGCGCAATCTACGGCGGTCACCTCGACCCCCAAGTGGATGCTCCAATAAGCCGCAATCGTCGAGAAGTTTTCCTCCATGTCGCCGTGCGTCGCAGCCCGGTCTTTCGTGATACATTCGCTCGCCATGTCGAGGATGTCGGAGCGTGAGTAGTTGTTAGCCATGTGTGGCCTCCCAGTGTGTTGGTCGCGCCTTTGGGCGCATTGTTTCATCAGTTACATTAGCGGTCACGGTGCAGGCGATCAACAGCCCGCAGAGTGACATCCATGTGGCGAGGATCGCCCAGTCTTGCGCAGTTGGTATCATTACGTTTCTCCCGGTTTGTGGGGGCGCATGGCCCCCATGTTTATTAGGCGCTTTCTTTTTCTTGGGCCAAAGTATCCATTGCTGCTAGTATGACTTGAAGCGGAGTAAATTTACCTGCGAGGTAATAGAAGCAACGTGTGAAGGTGGTGTTGTGTCCATTAGTCACTTGGTGCGGCGTGACGCTTACGGGCAAGCCACCAAACAAGCGGCCAAGCTCAACAGCTTCATGGTACTGGGCCATGCGGCGCTCAATCAGATCAACCACAGTTTCGGTCACTTCAGCTTGCTTGGCTGTGATGCGGTCAGTTTTTGGAGCTGGCTTTACAACTTCAAGCTCTTTGAGCAAAACGCGAAATGTCATCAGATCAGTTAATTCAGCGTGGTGCGCCTCATCAAACAGGCGAAAATGCTTTTTGCGGATCTGGTGAAGATCAAACGGGATTGCGTAATAATCTTCGCGTGACAAGCTGTCGATTGAAAATTGAAAATTGTTTTCACGAAGCATTTGGTATCCGCTGTTCAACTCGCCAAGAGCTTCTTTCTGATGAGACTTAGCGGCAAAGGTTTGATCTTCTTGGGTCATGCTTATTGCGGATGAAACGTAATCTTGAACAGTTGTGAATTTTGTATTGTACATGGTCCGTGTTCCTTTGTTTCTGTGTATATTGTTAACATAGGGGTAACAGCACACCCTTGCAAGCACAAAATGTTCACAAACGGAAAAAAATGTTATAGGCTGCCAGAGTGAAATTCATGGAGGATCACATGCTAGACGACGACACAAAGGAACTGGTGCGCAATCTCAACAATCCGCACCGCGTAACAAACATAATGGCGCTGTTCAAATTCTGCGAGCAGGCGGCCACTATCATCCAAGACCAGTCGGCAATGCTGCACCGCGCAGCCGCAGACGCGCTTGAGGCGCAGCCAAAGAAGGCCGCGCCTAAGAAAGCTGCTAAGAAATAGCGGTTAGCGGGGGCCGGCGAGAAGCCTTAACAGATCCTGAGACGGGTCGATTGGGGGCTGAACGCCGGCAGCCTGCGCTGACGCACCCGCGCCAAGCAAACCGCTCGTAACGACGCTCTTTGCCGCCTCCCCTTTTTCTCTGGCTCCCTGTATGCCCGGAGCTGCGCGCTCCATAGCCTGAGCCTGACGCATCAATTCGTCCGGCGTCATGCGGCGGGATAGGATGGGAGCCAGCTGCTCTTGCGCAGCGCGAATGCGATCCGCTTGGCCGCCTCCTGCTAGCAATAGGTCCGATGCCATCGCGGTCGGCGCGCCCAGCAATCCCTGCTGCCCAATGCGCTCGCCCATCGTCGGAGTTATTAGCTCCTCAAAGCGCTTCTGCACCGCCTGACGTATCGCCGTCTTGGAGTTTTGAGCAACAGATGCTGCCATAATCATGGCGTCGCTGGCTTCTCGGATCTTGTTCGACATCTTCTCGAAGCCGACATCACCCAGAACCATCTGCATCTTTGTGGCCACGGCTCGAGTATTCATCGCCTTCAGCTGGGCAAGCGCCTCAACCACCTCGGCGTCGGTGCGCTTGGACGGGTTGATTTTCGCGTTTGCAGCAATCTCGTCTAAACGGTTTCTCAACGCAGTTCTGACTTGCTTCAGCTCGGTCGGGCCCATGACGTCCAGTGCGATCTGCACCTCTTCGCGCGTCACCGACGGGCTCAGCAAGTCTGTGCCAAGGTCTGCCGCAATTTTCTGATCTATGGCGTCCTTGCCAGCAGCCCGCGCAGCGGCATAATCGGGGCTCACCTCGTCCAGCGAGTTTCGCATCTGAATTGCCAGCGCAGTCTTTGAGCGGTATCCCTCAATGTCGCCAGATCGCTTGAGCTCTTGAGCTCGGCTGTGCAGGCGGCGCGTGACGTAATCAAGAGTTTCAACAGTCGGCGTCCGCATGGCGATGTAGTTGCCGTCGACGTCGTATGTTATCTCTACGCCCTCTTTGCCTTTCAGTATTTTATTCGCCTGCTCTTCGCTGACGCGCGTCGGCACCATGTAATCGAACTCTCCGCCAGCCTCGCGCATTAACGTGGTGGCGCCGGTTAAGTCTTCTGGGGCGACCCGAGTGTACAGGTCAAGCACAGTGTCAGAGGCGGGTTCTCCGGGAGTTACTTGAGAGGTGTATGCGCTGCCGTAGAGCTCGCGGCGCGCCTCGGCGGTGTCCGCCATGATGTCGGCTTTCTGGCCAATCTTGCCGGCCGTAACCTCGCCAAGAACGTCGTCTAGTGTTCTCGACAAATCTTGCGACGCGGCCAGAGATGTCTCATTGAGGTTTGACCGCACCACTGCCGCACCCTTGCCCGGAGTGTTTGCAACGACGTCGAGCAGGTTTGACATATTCGGTCCGAGAGATGCTATGTTTCCGTAAGGCGTGTTTGCCGCGGCTGCGGCCCCAACACCGTCAGCCTCTACGGCGTCTTTTATCAGCTTTCGAGCGTCACCCTTGGCGCCGATCTTATTAATCTCAGAGCGGAATGGCATTTCGGCTCTGAGGCGGCTCACGCCTCCGACGATGGATCCGACAACAGGCGCAACCGCGCCAAAAATGCCTCCAAGCTGGAAGCCAGTTTGGCCCTGCTCCACTGCTCCCGGCAATCCACCCTCACCGTATCCCGCAACAGCGCCTTCAGCGCCACCAATGCCTGCCCCATAGCCAACAGCTTGAGCGGCCCGCCCAATGCGCGTTGGCGCGTTGATAAGGCGGTCGGCACCAGATGCCACACCAGTAGCCGCACCAGTCGCGAGGCGACCAGCGGTGGTTAAGCCGGGAAGCTCTGCCTCCTGCGATCCTATGGCGGCGCGGATAGTTTCCTCGCTGACAGCCGGTGTTCCCGTAAACTGCTCAGCAAACTCGCTGACTTTGGCCATTGTTGGCTCAACATAGCCGCGAACAAACGGAACACCTTTGCCAAACATGCTGGCCATCGTCGTAAAGCCCTCGCCGACCACGTCGCGGGACATTTCGCCTTTTACAACTTTTGCAGCGTCCCCGCCTTCACGCATGATGCTGGTAATTGTGCCTTGATCGGCGGTCACATAAGCGTCATTCGGATTGACATAATTCATCTGCCGCGTCTTGCGGTTTTGCGTGATGTAACCGCCGTCTGGGTACTGCTTTAGAAGCGTGGAGCCTTCGGGGATCGTCGGAGCCTCTTGAGCGGGAGCCAGTCCGATCTTAGTTGAGAAATCGCCGAAATCCATGTCTGAATAGAACTTGCCGTGAAGCGCCCGTGCAAGCTCTTCGTCACTCAGCTGGTCATACTGAGGGTATTTGCTGCGGATTTCTTGTATGGAGGCCATGCTTGTACCCTATTATAAAATGTTCAGTGGATCTTCTGAGCCGCCTTGCGGATCTTGCCCCGGAGTGTAGATCATCTCGTCGGGGATGCTCTCCCCTTGCATCCTGCGTGAGAAAATATCAACGTAGAAGCGCAGCTCCTTGAGTGAGTTTACATAATCTCCGTGGCTCTGCATCTGGCCAAGGCGGGCCATAGCTTGCTCAGCCTTCATGCCTTCCAACTCGGTGATCTGGCCGCCGCCCTTCAACTTTTCAAACGCCTGCAAGAACACGTCGCCGCGGATCTGCTTTATCATCTCATTAACTCGAGCCACGTTTGGATCAAGCCCCACGTTAGAGGCGAAGCCGCGGACAATGCCCTCAAAGCCAAGAGCGTCTTCCAAGTTTGGATCATTCATCAGCGCGTCAATGCGCGCAATAAGAGCCGCCTTGCCAGATATTTCCGTCCCTTGAGTTTTCTGGCGATCCAGCTCCTCGATCATCAGCTTAGCTGTCGGCCCGTCAATCAAGCCTTGCGCAGCAGCGCCAAGTATTGCCTCACGGCTGGCCAGCCCACCACCTAGAAGCTGATTGCGCTGCTCCGCCGCCGTAGCCTTGCGCTGCATGTCGGCCTGCTCGTTGAAGCGGCCAAGCATGGCGTTGAAGCTGCCTCCCTGTCGGCCAGCTAGTGACGCCCCTGCGTCTTCTAACGCGGAAAACGCCAACATGCGGCGCTGCGTTTTGCTCAGGTTCGCGTATGGATCTGCCGGGGTCGTCGTTTGCGGCGCCAGAAGCTGCTGGAGTGTTGCCGCGCCGCTTGTGTCTTGTGCAGCAAGTGGGGCAGCGTTGGTGACTACGGCAGGAGCATTCTGCGCTGCCTCTACTACTGGCGCAGTGACAGGGTCCATGGTCGGAGCGGGATCTTCCGCAGCCCCATACCCCAAGTCCTCGACTTCATTGGGAAGCATCAGTGTGCCCACCTCGACGCCGGTCGTGTCCTTGTTCATGGCCTTCATCCGGTCGATGTCTTCCTGCGTAAATAGTCTTGCCATGTCTATCGTCCAATCCGTTTATATAGCTCGTCGTACTTGACGCGGCGGTAGCCGTCCTCTCCGATTACTACGAGATCTGGATGTGTGGCCTCGAGCTCCTGCGCCATGACGCCAAACGTAGGCTGCCCCTCCGGCGCGACTTTCTTGCCCTCTTCGTTCCAGTCCCATGTGTAGAAGTTTATGCCGCCCTGACTTCCAGCTGGCGCAATGTTTTCCTTGAGACGGATGTCTGAGGGGGGGAACATTGCCGCGTACCCTTTGCCCGCTGAGCCAGCGCCGCCGAGCAAGTTGCCAACCGCCGTCAATCCGCCAAACGGATCGCGGCTTGTGACGGTCCCGAGACCTGCCGGAACGCCAGATCCCGCCGCCAGAAGCGCGTTAAGCTGCGTGAGCGGATACGCCTGCTCTTTCTCGAACATGGCGTAATCTGATTGAAGCTGAGCCTGCTCGAGGGCTCGAGCCTGCTCTCCCGCCGCCATCTGCGCGTTGAGGCCCGCCATCTCTGACTGTAATCGCTGGCCGGCTAGGCTGCCCATTGCGTTAGCTGCTGCCGACTGTATGCCCGCAGTCTGGAACTGCCCCTGATAGTTCGCGGCGTTTGCCGCCTGCTCAAATTGCGCCTGCTGCTGCGCAAATTGGTTAGCCGCCGCCATGTTGCCGGCGCGCGCCGCCTGATCGCGTGCCGCCGCAGCTTCCCTCGCCTGCTGTCCTAGCGTGTTGGCCGTCATCTGCTGACCCGACTGCAATGCGCGAGCCTGCTGCACGTTTCCAATGTCAAACTGGCTGGAGCCAAGCGCCTGCGTAAACGCCTTCTCTTGCAGTCCGGCGACAAGGTCTGCCGCCTGTTTACCGTAAGCCTCGCGCGTGCCGGCTTCTGCCACACCTTGGCGGGAGCCGCCAAAGGCTCGAGCCGCAGTCGCCTGAGCGCCCAGCTTGTTCAGCGCCTGCTCTTGGGCGCCGCCAAGTGTCTCGAGGCTGCGGTTGATTACGTTTTGAGTGTACGGCGACATATACGCGTCGAAGTTTGTTGCCGCCAGCGTGTCGACGCCGATCTGCCCCGGAGCGCGCGCGGCGTCTACCGCCCCGACGCCCTGCATTGTCTGCGCCTGCCCGAGTTGAGCCGCGGCCATATTTGTTGGGCTGAAGCCGGTGAGACCTTGCTGCACGCCTATCGCCTGATCGTAAGTCTGGCCGCCCATGTTGAGGTTGCCAAAGCCAGACATTGCCTGATTTTGCAGCGGCGTCATGCTGGCGATCATCTCGCCTTCGTATGGCGTGTATTCTTGGTCAGCTATCTCAACGCCGCGCGGCAGGATCTCGTTTCGGATGAAATCTTCTTGCCATTGAGGCATTTTAGTTGTTTGCGTCTTAGTCGAACTCATCAGCTCAGCTCCATCTCATAATGCCTGCGCGTCTCACGGAAGGAAGCCGCTTCTGCGTATTTTGCAAAACCCTTGCGACCGTCAGTCTCAATCGCGTCCATTTTAGCTTCTTTCGCTATTTTTGTCAAAGTGGCCAGAGCCTCGCCGGCCCATAGGTGCATGTCCTCTCCGCCCATCCACTCAATCTTCAGATTGCGCCGCAACGGGTGGTGCAGAATACAGGTCACGACGGACGCCATTGGCGTGCCGTCGACGTAAACCATCCACAATAGTGACATGCCATCATATAAATCTTGGATGATGTGATCGGCGTTTACGTTGTCCTGTCGCGCGGTGGACATCGCTATGAAGCGGCGCGCGTCGTCGATCACCGATGGAAGGTTCTCCGGCAAAACGGCGAACATTTCCACCTTGGGGTCTTGCTGCGGCTCGAAACTGACCTTTATGACGTTTTCACTGGTCATCCGTGCAACCTCGTAATTGACAGCGTTGACGCCGGAATATTTGGTACAGGGGACGCTGCTGCTGTGGCGTTTAAAAAACCAGCAGTGCTGTCCACCATCCAGTTGACTTCAAGGTAATCATTGGCTGCCACCGTGAATATTTGCGTCCGAGACGTAATCAAAGTTGCGTTGTTTTGGTGCAGGGCAGTTGTCATCGCGCTGTTGTTGATGTCTGTACCGTTAACGCTTGGCCAAAAGTAGAAGTGAACTGTGCTGCTTGACGTAGATGAAATTTGCGCAGAGAAGGCTATAACGTACTCCCCAGCTTCCTCAAACACAATTCTAGTTGCTGGCGATCCCAGAGTTATGCCGCTATTTGATGCTTCAGCTGTGTAGGTTAATTTGTATTCTGTGTTTGCGCTTGCCGCCGTTACGTCTGCGGCAATGTAAAAGTCGCCGTGGCCGTCCTCAAGCACAACCTGACGCCACTCACCGTTCTTTGAGACCACCGGGTAGCCCTCTTCGCGATCCCAGAGCAAGACGCCATCCTCTGCCGCCGACACAGACGCATCTTTGGCGTCAAGCTGGTTTAGAGCTTTGCCGAGGTAGCGGCGCAGATTTTCCGCCCACGCCGATAAGTCAAAGGTGATTGGCGGGACAACTCTCATCGACGCCCGCCCTGCCGCGCATCAAGCCGCATAATGCCAACACGCCAATCCGTTGCAACGCTACCCTCAACCCGCATACGCACCTGACGCCCTT